CTGAGCACAACGTCCTTTTGTTCACCAGTTTTAGTATTGATTACAGGGTATGTTGCCATCAGTTCCACTCCAATGCTTCAGCACAAATAGGGAATTGTTCAGCGAAGATTTCCTTACACTGAGCAGCAATGTCCATGTGTTCCTTCTGGGTTCCATGGGCGCTGCGTAGATCTATATAGTGCATCCAAGAACGCACAGATCCCGACATGTAAATACGGGTTGGAGTTGCCAAAGGCAATACAAACCTTGCACACTCCTTGGCAATATCAAGGTCAAGCATTTGCTTGTAGATATCCATGGCACTCTGGAAGTGTCGCTGAATAGTAATCTCAAGTTCTTGCTTGGTGAAAGCATCAACATCATCAATACTATTTTGGCGGTTCTTAGTATCCTGACGGCGAAGATCAAACAAAGGGATCTCATCTGCCAGCATAGAACTGTCAGCATACCGCTGAGAAAACTCTTGAAATGTGAACGAACGATGACGCAAAATTTGAGCTGCGATACCACGATTCGTTTCAATCTCAAGCGTCATAAATGCTTGCTCGAACACAGACCAGTGGTTGTGCTTGATGCAATACTTCAGGAGACCAGCGACATTAGGATTGTCCTGATTGTTGGGGTTGCTCACTCTCGCTACATACCCCATCGTCTTCTCCGCTTCGGGAGTTACTTGCACTAGGCGCACCGACCCATGTTGTTGCTTCATTCTTAAATCCTTTACTCAATCGTTCACGTTTTGCTGCAAGATCTTTTTTGGCAGTATGAAGTGCCTTCTTCATATACCAGATCTCTTCATCAGTATACAGCATTGGGTTCTTTTCCGCAAGCTTGATCGCTTTCTTTGCTGCTTTGATAGTGTCTTTGTATCTCATTAAAGATTTACCTCCTCTAAGTATTGGAGGAATGCCTCTTCAGCACCCTCTGTAGTTTGGTTGCCTTGGGATACCCAATCATGGCAGAACTCGTACAGGTGCTTAGTAGTTTTCAATTTGAAATACTTTTTCAACTTGAGGAATACTTCTGCGCGAAGAACCATACGTTCATCACTGTATCTCCAGTCAGTCTGGGTATCCATCATCATCTCCGTCATTATAATTGAATCCAAATTGTGGACCACCTTGCTGCAATTGAATTTTGTAAGCATCGGTGTCAGAGTAAACCTCACTCTCTAATACATCTACTAGAGACTTGAGGTTCTTTACGATGAGTTTTAGTTTCTCTTTGTCCATGTATTTATTCTAACATGTGTCAGGATTATAGCATAAAAAAAGGAGGGGATCAACCCCTCCTGTTGCTTGGTTCTACTTTAAGTAGTCCCTCAAAGTATTCGTGTAAGTGCATCCGATAGCAGGACCAGTATGTTACTCCTCTATATTTGAGTTGATAACAACTAGGTGGTCTGCTATCACTATCCATATCTTTTGAATGATATCGATAGTTCTCCATATCACTTGTTATAAGTGTGACCTCTGTAGCAGAAAGTGCCATGCACTTCCTCAGCACCTTGCTGACACTCGTAGCGGACACCACGGTAAGAGGTGACAGCAATCTGAGCATCGTGAAGAGCTGCTTGCTTCTTGATCTGATTACGGATGAGATTTAGGGTGTTCATGAGTTTGTCTCCTGAAAGAGTAGGGTGATTAATCCCCGTTCCTTCAGTCGTTTGCGTCCTGTGCTTTAAAGCATTGAGGGTCTGTATGTTCCATCCAATGGATGTAGATATCAGCCTTCTCAAAAGGAGTGAAGAGAGTTGTCTCATCTAATCCTTGCTTCAACCATTTCAGATCTTCACAGCGAAGATAATTCTCCACTGGGACATGACTAAAAAAGATGAGTGCTAATGAAAGCATAGGATGAACGCTCCGTTCCGCGACTTACTTGCGTCCCGCCCGAGAGCGGGATGAACGTATGGTTATTATACCATACTATCTATACGATGACAACTGTGTCGGTTGATACAGTTTAGTTTCCTGAAACGTAAAATGACTGTCCTCTGGCACGGCAAACTCTAGCAACAGATGCATCGTATCTACCTGTTGATAATACTTCCTTGGCAAAATCAAATGCTTCTTGATATTTTAAAAATCGAAACACTTCGTCATATGTCTTTGCAGCTTCCAAAGATCCATTATCAAGTCTATCTTTCATGACTTGATACTGTGTTCCTGTTTTTGCTTGCCCTGGTTCCCACTCTCTAAATTGAATGGACCACATGCCCTTAGGATTTGTAATCATTTTTTCTTCTTTTTTGGATCTTGCCAGAGTTTAGGATTAGTTCTTCCCTCTGTTTGTCTCATTGTAATTATATTGCGATATTTATCCCAATAGTAATCAAAGATTTCTACTCGTTTAGATGATACTGCAATGTCATAACAAACTTTATTACCATCATCATACTCTACAAGATAAGCAGTGTGAGGTAAAGACCTATCGTTTGCTAATTCTGGATCACAATTATGATGGATTATATTCAAGAGCGACCACCCCACTGAATGGATGGGAATGCTTCTTCCACGCACTGCTTAGTGATCTTCCAACGCTTTCCAATTGCCCTGTCCTTCATCAGACACAGCACCTCTGCTTCGCCCTTCTGTAGACCCTCTAGTAGTTGAATGAAGAGGGTTTCACGGCGAGACTGAGAGATGTTTGCACCACCTTTGAAGAAGAGATAGAGCTTACGATACTCATGCACTAATCTCGTATGCTCTGTATCTTCTGGTGCTTCATTTGGAGTGTAAGGGACGTTACCTTCTGGAAGCATTGATACAACACTCTCATCAAAGTTTGCAATCAGGATCTGCCTGAGTGCTGGAGTGTTATATTCCTGCAGAAGTTTAACCTTTTGTGCCTTTGTCTTAGCGTTGCTTACTTTTTGCAGCACTTCATTGAGTAATAATTGCATAACCTAAATGATGTCGTAAGTGTATTTAGTCGTCGTAATCGTCGTCATCTTCGTCAACGAAACGAACTGATAATAGTTCTTCGTTGATCCATTGACCTTCTCCATCTAGCATCTCTGGATGAATGTTTTCCTCCTGTGCTTTTCCATACATGAACTCGTGGAGTTTTTCATTCGCTGTCCATCCAGCAATCACACCGACGCAGAGAAAAATAAACGAAACGGTTGCTGAAAAATATAGGACTGTTGCTTGTGCCATGGTTCAACTCCTGAACTAATTTTCTTTCCTGTCCCACCACAGTTCCAAGTTGAAGTAGACTCTTCGCTTTAGTAGGGTAAAAAACTTGGTGATAGCGAAACCTTTTCCCTTAGGAGCAGGTTCCTCTTCTGCTTCCTTCTTTTTCGCCCCCCTAAGCATGAGCTCTATGCCTCTATTTATTTTAAAATCTTTCATTTTTTCTTAGAAGATACTATTCCTTTTTGTAAGAAGATCTTTGCAGTCTCAACTAAACCGCCGACCTCTTCTCCATCAATAATTACCCATGGAAATCCAACAGCATTGGGATAATCCACTCTAAATTTTTCTCTGCTATATCTAAATCCAACTTCAATAATTTCATATTCAACTTCAGCTCTACGAAATAATTCCTTTAGTTGATCACAATAAAAACAACCAGCAGTAGTATAGGCTTTAATTTGCATAATGGATCCATCCTGTAATAATAATTTTTTCTTCTTTTGGTGCAGGTATACCTCTATGTGTATGTGTCCAATCTGGTGGCCAGATTAAAGTCAATCCTTTCTGAGGTTTTACTTTTAATTTTTGATAATAAAACTCAGTTTCTCCACCCTCAGTTGTAATGTCATTAAGATAAGTCATAAAAACAAAATGTCTACTGAGGTTTAATGGATCTGGACTATTTCTTTCACAATGAAATTCTTTATATCCACCATTTTTGGGATACCATTGAATATTATATCCTTCTCTAGCTCCCAAATTAGAATTCGGATAAGCATAATGATACTTATCACAATAAAGATTTGCAACTGCCATCAAATATTCTCGATACTTAAGAAATCCAGAATGATTAGAATTATTATACAGTGTTAAATCTTTTGATTCTTTTACCGAAGTATCAATCATACCATCTTCAATTCCTCTGATAGTTCCTTCTTCTATTGAAGTTTCTTTTGTGGTCTCAAAGCATTCAATTAATTGATCACATACATCAGATGGAATAAACCATCCTCCTATAAAACTGTCAAAAGGTAATTCATATTCTCTATAGAGCATAAAAAAGAGGGTCTCTCGACCCCCAGTATATCACAGAGCGTTGCCTCTTGGCAATACTTCTTCAGGAAATACAAAGTTTTCATGTGGTTGATCCACTGGTGCCATCCAGGCACGTAGACCTTCATTCAATAGGATGTTCTTGGTATAGAACGTCTCGAACTCAGGATCCTCTGCCGCTCTGATCTCTTGTGAAACAAAGTCATAAGCTCTAAGGTTAAGTGCAAGACCAATAATACCAATGCTGCTGGTCCAAAGACCCATGACAGGAACAAACAGCATAAAGAAATGTAGCCAACGCTTATTGCTGAAGGCGATACCAAAGATCTGAGACCAGAAACGATTAGCCGTGACCATCGAATAGGTCTCCTCTTCTTGTGTAGGCTCGAATGCCTTGAATGTATTTGATTGGTCACTGTCTTCAAAGAGTGTGTTCTCTACAGTAGCACCATGAATGGCACAGAGCAACGCACCTCCTAGGATACCTGCTACACCCATCATGTGGAACGGGTTGAGCGTCCAGTTGTGGAAGCCCTGTAGGAAGAGTAGGAAGCGGAAAATCGCTGCAACTCCAAACGACGGCGCAAAGAACCACGAGGACTGTCCGAGAGGATACATGAGAAAAACAGACACAAAGACAGCAATTGGACCAGAAAACGCGATTGCATTGTAAGGACGAATACCGACTAGACGTGCGATTTCAAACTGCCGAAGCATGAAACCTATGAGAGCGAAGGCACCGTGGAGCGCCACAAAATTCCAGAGTCCCCCAAGTTGGAACCATCTGATGATATCTCCCTGAGCTTCTGGACCCCATAGAAGAAGTAGGGAATGTCCGAGAGCGTCAGCAGGAGTTGATACAGCAGCAGTAAGGAAATTACATCCCTCAAGATACGAAGAAGCAATCCCGTGAGTATACCACGAGGTGACGAATGTTGTGCCCGTGAGCCAACCGCCCAATGCCATGTAAGCAGTAGGGAACAGAAGAAGACCTGACCAACCAACAAAAACGAACCGATCACGCTTAAGCCAGTCATCGAGTACATCAAACCACCCCCTTTGTTTCTGTAGTGTTAGTGTGCTTGCGACCATTTGTTTTTTCCTTTTCTTTTTTTAACCAGAATAGTTGAGGGTAAGTATCCATGATAATTTCCCTCAGTTTATAAGGTGTATTGTCGTCTATCATAATAGATTAAAAGGGGGACCGAAGTCCCCCTTAGTTGTTTTCCTAATAAATGTCGTTTATTAAGATTGCGAGTATCAACCGATAGCAGGTGCGGTGAGAGCAACAGGGGTGCTTTCAGCAGCAGCAAGGTCAAGAGGGAAGTTGTGAGCATTACGCTCGTGCATGACTTCCATGCCAAGACCAGCACGGTTAAGAACGTCTGCCCAGGTGTTCAGGACATGACCTTGGTTGTCCATGATGGACTGGTTGAAGTTGAAACCGTTGAGGTTGAATGCCATGGTGCTAACACCAAGAGCAGTGAACCAGATACCGACAACAGGCCATGCTGCGAGGAAGAAGTGCAGCGAACGGGAGTTGTTGAAGGAAGCGTATTGGAAGATCAGGCGACCGAAGTAACCATGAGCAGCGACAATGTTGTAGGTCTCTTCTTCTTGACCGAACTTGTAACCATAGTTCTGACTTTCGTTCTCAGTGGTTTCACGAACCAACGAGGAAGTAACCAGGGAACCGTGCATCGCACTGAACAGAGAACCACCAAAGACACCAGCGACGCCCAGCATGTGGAAGGGGTGCATCAGGATGTTGTGCTCTGCTTGGAAAACAAGCATGTAGTTGAAGGTGCCGCTGATACCAAGGGGCATAGCGTCAGAGAAAGAACCTTGACCGAAAGGATAGACAAGGAAAACTGCAGAAGCAGCGGCAACAGGTGCGCTGTAAGCAACACAGATCCAAGGACGCATACCAAGACGGTAAGAAAGTTCCCACTCACGACCCATGTATGCATAGATACCGATCAGGAAGTGGAAGACAACGAGTTGGAAAGGACCACCGTTGTAAAGCCACTCATCTAGGGAAGCAGCTTCCCAGATGGGATAGAAGTGCAGACCAATAGCGTTAGAAGAAGGGATAACAGCACCAGAGATGATGTTGTTACCATACATGAGCGAACCAGCGACGGGTTCACGGATGCCGTCGATGTCCACAGGGGGAGCACCAATGAAGGCGATGATGAAACAAGTAGTAGCAGCAAGCAGGCAAGGGATCATAAGAACCCCGAACCAACCAACGTAAAGACGATTGTCAGTGCTGGTGACCCAGTTGCAGAATTGTTCCCAAGTATTCGATTGTTGTTGACGTGAAAGAGTAGCAGTCATTGTTTTGAACAAGTTAGTAGGTCCATCAGGGAAATGGTGGAGATACTATTTCCTAGTCACCCTCAGACTAGGATATGAGAGACGGATTGGTGACCCTGCCTAGTCTCGGTCAAACGGCAGGGGTTTGTTACAGATCCGTAATGGTCCGTTACATTTGTTTACCTATTTATTGTAGCAGGTGGTCGGAAATCCGTCAAGCCCCTAAATCCTTTAGAATTTCTTTAGGGTTCAGAAGGAGGCATCCCCGACTTCATAAGAAGTATAGCATGGTTGGACCTCCCAGCGCAACCAATCCACCTTCCTTTCTGCGATCATTTGTTCCAGTTCATCAACTGTCAGACAGACCTTGACAGGTTTGCTGCTTGTCTTGTCGTAGATGTGGAACATTTGAGTGTCAGTCATAAAAGTTCTTTGTAAACAATAAAAAAGGGACCATTCTGTTATGTGGCAGAGGGTCCCTTTGGCTTGCGCCGACGATATTCATTTGTATTTAGTTTCTTCACCGCTTTGTGTCATCATCGCGGCACCAACAAAGGTGGCAAGACATACAGCAAAGGTTGCTAGGAGTGCCATTGTAGTAATGGAAAAATTTATTTATTTTTTTGATAAGTATAAGTGCTTACTTATGTCAGTGAGCCCTCACCAAACTCCAGGGATGATCTGTCCAGTGGTGAGGTAAGTGCCAACAGCAATGACGAAACCGAGCATTGCAAGACGTGCGTTGAGGATCTCTGCCTCAGGTGTCCAACCGAATTTCATAGTAGTTCTCCTTAGTAATGTTTGTGAAGTTTAGGGGCAAGGTAGGGACGGGTGAAAACTGCCGACAAGGGCAAAGTTTTCAGTTCTTCTTTTTGTTCTGGGGATAGAGAACCCCAACGGAGACGGGCAAGGAAATACTTCATTACTTAACTCCAGTGTGGAGCCAACCAAGAACAGTATCTGGATCGCTAATTTCATAGGGATCGACAGGGCAGTTACCCACCTTGCCAGGTTCCTCGAAGAGTTGTTCGATCTCTCCATCATTTACTACCATAGCGTAACGCCAGGAACGGAAACCAAAACCTAAGTTCGCCTTGTTTACTGACATACCCATGGCATGGGTAAACTCACCGCTACCATCAGGGATAGGTTTGACATTTTGGATATTTTGCGATTTGAACCAGGCGTTCATAACAAAACTGTCATTGACTGACAGGCAATACACTTCATCAATACCGAGTGCTTGGAATTCCTCGAACTTAGCATCGTAACCAGGAAGCTGGTAGGTAGAACAAGTGGGAGTGAATGCTCCAGGCAGAGAGAATACAACCACACGCTTGCCTGCGAACAAGTCAGCAGTGGTTACATCTTGCCAACGATATGGGTTAGGTCCTTCGATGCTTTCATCGCGGACACGGGTGTGGAAAGTAACTTCAGGAACTCGGGTCATGTTTTTGTTTCAGTTCAGGATTAGGTATAGAATTAATTTTTTCTCGGACAGGTTTGATGACAATGAACTTGTCATTCTTGAGGGTGCCTGCCACTTTCACTTCTAGTTCTAGATCATTCCAGTCTAGACTTTGAAGGGCAACTCCTAGCTGCCCTAGCATATTAGCACTCATCAGAAAAGATTTTCTTCTTGATCAGTGAGGACAACACAATCGCTGGTGGGATAAGACACACAGGTCAGAATAAAACCATCAGCAATCTGGTCGTCATCAAGGAACGATTGATCGCTCTGATCTACCGTGCCCGAGATGAGTTTGCCTGCACAACTCGAACAGGCACCAGCTCGGCACGATGAGCTGATGTCAATGCCTGCTTCCTCAGCAGCATCCAAAATGTACTGATCGTCAGCACACTCAAAAGTATTTTCAGTTCCATCGGGAGTTTTGGTAGTGATGTTAAACATTAATAAGTTTCGCAGATTTTTTCAACAGACGCTGCCAGGAGAACGAACCAGGCAACTGAAGTGATTGTAAAGCAAAATGGAAGCATAGTCAAGCCCTCTGTCAGAAGATGCCGAAAAAGAGTTTGCCAGTAGCAGCATAGGACACAGCACCAGCAATGATGCCCATCATAGCCCAGCGTCCATTATACATTTCAGTCATCTGCATGGGAGTGCGAAGTCCTTTACGGTTGTATTCTTGATAAACCATCTCAGGCTCCTTCGCCCACATGTTATTCTGACCGAGTTCGTTGGAGGTAATCATTGCTTTGTAACAAATTGTGACATAAGTATATAGCAAATGTAAAGATCTGTCAAGCGGTTTCGTCAGCATAAATAAATATGGATCCAAAATGTGAGTGATATGAAAAAGTTATTGCCACTCGTAATGCTATTGATGGCGGCACCAGCAAATGCCGATCTTATTACTAAACACTCTACCAGTGTTCAGTTGACTGTTGATGCTGCTGCTTCTCAGGCAACTCGTCTAGGTTCATCCTATTCTGTGAGTGGTTCTAATGTATCTGCTACTCTTGGCGGTCTCACTGCTCCTGCTTCGGCAACTGATGCGGCGACCATGAACGCTGGCACATACTCCCAAACAACTGACGGGAGTGCCTTTTCCTTCACAGAAACCTTCAACCAAGGAGACGCAATCCCAACAGGAACGACCGTTACTAGCGGTGTGGCTGGAACCCTACCCGCATTTGGAAGTGTCACAACCACTGCTGGTGGCGTGGCTGGGTCTCTCGCTGGTAGCATCGATTCTGCTGGCACGATGTCGTTGACTGCTGGTGGTGCTGGAACTAGTGCTACAGGACAATTCGTTGCTGAAATCACTATCAAATAACTTGGTTAAATAATCATGAATAGATTAACAGAAGCTGTTGGTCTTGGATTGATCTTAGGAGCATTACATGGGGCAGCACAGGCTGTCCCAGTCGTTCCTAACTTTACCCAAGGATCAATGACTAGTCATACAGAAACGACACAAAAGATTGTAGAAACAATCAATTCAATGGATTACAACACAGGGTATCAATACTCTGTAACAGGGAGTGGAATTACAGCATCGGGTTCTTTACAACCAGGCACAGGTGCTAATACTGTAACTATAGACGGCGTGACTTCAACATGGACAGGAATAACAAGCAGACCAAACTTTACACAGACAACTCCAGGGGGAGCGTTTCAGTTCACAGAAACGTACAAAGGTCCAGGTCTCAGCAATCAAACAATTATTCAAAGAACTACAGAGGTAACAAGCGTCACAGATACCACAAGTATCTTCTCGCAGTAGTTCTTAGTGGATTATTCCCGACCCAAAGTTTGGCGGAGACTGTTGGTGGCGTTAGCGCCACTGCTGCCCCTGTTGCTAACAGCTCTGGTAGTGTCACTAATCAAGCAATCCAAGTCCTCCAAGGTCCATACATTACCAACACCTACGGTGGTGGAATTCAATGTCAAGGACCAACAATGAACATCACTCCATATGTGACTGGTTCTGCTTCTAAGCAATCACCTTACGAACCATATTACTATGATCCTGTCTACGATATGAGAGACATGGATGAAGATGGAGCACCTGACAATCCTGGTGATGTATTATATCAAGTTCCTGTAAGAACAGGACAGAAAGATAACTACAACTTGGGTGTTGGTTTCTCTATGACATGGAGTAGACCACTAGATCAGAAACTACAGGATCAATGTAAAG